TTCGGCCCTGGTCGCGGGACAGTTTGTCCTATTAGGTAGGAGCAGTCGTCTTCCTAGGAGCCGCCGCACTCCTAGGAGCCGCCGCACTCCCTTGTGCGGTCGGCGACGGAGTGCGGTCGGCGACGGAGTGCGGTCGGCGACGGCAGGAGCCGATGTTGGAGTTGGGGGTTTGTTGTGGGTTATGGGAGAGAGTCGTGGAACGGTTGGCCTGCTGACGGGTCGTTGCCTCCGCATGTGGAACGGTATGTGGAGTGGGTGACGATGCCTACTTGGGAGCGGCCTGCGGATTTGAAGACTCGGGTCGCGTTTGCCAAGTCGATCGGTGTGGCGGTGGCTCGTTTGGGCAAGTGGGATAAGGACTCTCGTGTTCGGAAGGCTGTAGATAAGCGTTGTAATGAGTTGAATCTGTCTCCTGTGCGGATTCAGGAGGTGATGAACGCGGTGTTTCGGTCTGCGACGGAGGGCGATATGAAGGCTGCTGGCTTGTTCTTGCAGCATGCGGATAGGTTGAAGCCGAACCGTGTGGTGATTGAGGATCGTCGGATTGCTGATTTGTCGGATGACGAGTTGCGGGCCGAGTTGGGTAAGTTGGGGCTTCTTGCTGGGATGGGGGACGCTGATGGCAGTTAGGTTTGTTTGCGACGATCAGGCGGACGCACTGTCTGCCTGGTCGGTGAACTATCCTGAATGGGTGTTCCGTCATGAGCAGGAACGTCAGTTCTGGTTGGATCAGGGGCTGTCGGGTACGCCGTGGGGTGTGGCTCGTGCGGCGGCTGTGACGGATGCTGCGGCGTCTGTGTCTGTGACGTTGACTGCTACGTCTCCGTGGACGCGAGAGCGGCAGTTCTGGCAGTTGTGGGCTGATTTGCCGCCTGTCCCGTTGGCATGACGGACGTTCCGTTCTCGAAGGCCGAACTGTTTCAGGAGGCTTCGTGGCGTAAGTGCGCTCAAGATCCTGTGTTCTTCTTCGAGAACTATTGGCGGATTCAACATCCTGAACGTGGGCAGATTCCGTTTGAACTGTTCGATGCGCAACGTGATGCGTTGCGGGTGTTTCAGGCAGAACGGTATGTGGTGACGTTGAAGGCCCGTCAGATCGGCTGGACGACGTTGGTTGCTGCGTATTCGTTCTGGTTGGCGTTCTTTCATGAGGATCGTTTGGTGATCTTCTTGTCGAAGGGTGAGCGGGAAGCGAAGACGATTCTGGATAAGGTCAGGTATGGGCATAAACGGCTTCCTGAGTGGTTGCGTGCTCGTGGCCCGAAGTTGTTGCGGGACAATCAGCAGGAGTTTCCGTTGTCGAACGGTTCTGCGATTGAGTCGTTGCCGTCGAAGTCTGATCCTGCTCGTGGCCGTTCTTGCTATTTGGTGATTGTGGACGAGTGGGCGTTCTTGGAGAATCCTGTTGATGCGTGGGCGTCGATTGAGCCGATCGCTGATGTTGGTGGTCGTGTGATCGGTTTGTCTACTGCGAATGGTTGGGGGAACTTTTTCCATTCGTTGTGGGTTGGGGCGAGGACTGGCACGAATCAGTTTGTGCCGATCTTTGAGGCGTGGGATGCGCGTGCGGAGCGGGATGCTGCTTGGTATGAGGTGAAACGTCGGTCGTTGCCTGAGTGGCAGTTACATCAGGAGTATCCGCGGACGGAGGATGAGGCGTTCATTCAGGGTGGCAATCCGTTCTTTGATACTGCCCGTCTGGCCGAGTTTGTGTTGGAGGATGGCCGTGTGGGTGAGGTTGTGGCTCGTGAGTTTCGGACGTTTGTTGAACGGTCGGGTGGCCCGTTGGAGATGTGGGAGTTGCCGCAGGATGGCGACCAGTATGTGATTGGTGCTGATGTTGCGGAGGGGTTGGAGCATGGTGACTTTTCGTCGGCTCATGTGATCCGTTTGCGGTCTGGTTTGGTTGTTGCTCATTGGCATGGGCATGTTCCTCCTGACGAGTTCGGCGATGTGTTGGCCGATTTGGGATGGTTCTATAATCGGGCGTTGGTTGGGGTGGAGAACAATAATCATGGGTTGACGACTTGTGTGGCGTTGAAGGGTGCGAAGTATCCGAATATCTTCTATTCGCGGATTGTGGATGAGCGGTCGCGTCGGGAGACTCGGAAGATTGGTTGGTCTACGACTCGTAAGACTCGGCCGATGATGTTGGACGACCTATATGCGGCGTTGCGTGACGATTCGATCACGGTCCGCGATCGGGAGACTGTTGGGGAGTTACGGACGTTTATCCGCGACGAAAGCGCCCGCCTGCACGGGTCACCTTTCGATGACCGTACGATCTCGTTGGCTATCGCCGTGCAGATGATGGCGTACGCCCACCAGCACGACTACAAAGTGCAGAATGTGCAGTGGGGCCAGTTGGCCTGGTGGGATCAGGTCGATAGTCACGAAACGGCCGTGCCGACAATCGGCTCCCACAACGTCCGTTGGGGGCCGAACGGCCCACGCATCCCTGGGACAGTTTGACCTATTAGGTAGGAGCCGTCGTCTCCCTAGACGGTCGGCGACGCCAGAAGACGCCGAGTCCCTCTCGTGCGGTCGGCAAGGAGCCGTGGCTGTGGCAGAGTGTGAACATTCCCAACATTGGTCGTTGGACGCCTGCCCTGGGTTGACGGACGCCGAGCAGGCTTACGGCGAGAAAGTCAGATCTGTCTGCCTGAACTTTGTGGCAGCAGGGGGCCGTGACGATTGGCATGGCGAAACGGTAAAGGAACGGGTAGACGAAATGTTCGCCAACGCCAAACGGTACGGGAACCCCGAACCGCAATATGAGGGACGCAGGTGGGTGTGATGGACGGACAGCAGCCGCAAGTTCCGCTCCCCGAACAATATTGGAAAGGGAACGACAACGAACAGGACGGCCCTGCCCCGTACCGCCGTGCGGGCGGCACGAAGAAAGATCTGCTTGCCAAGTACCGCCAACGGTTAGATACGGCGCAACGGTGGCGGAAAGACGAACAGTACGAGGACACTTGGCGTCGCCTTTCCGACCTGTACCGCAACCGCCATTTCGACCAGTTCTCGTCGGAAGCGCAGATCGCTGTGAACGTCGCGTTCGCTACGGTGAACACGATTGTTCCGTCAGTTTCGGTGAACCATCCGAGAGTTACGGTCACGGCCCGTCAGCCCGAAATGGAACCTGCTGCCGAGGCTGCCGAAGCGGCCGTAAACTATTGGTGGCGGCACTATAACTGGCGGGTCGAACTGAAACGGGCGGTGAAAGACTCGCTGATCTTCGGGAACGGCTGGGTGAAGGTCGGCTGGAAATATGAGGCCGAATATCGCGAGAAGAGCGCGGACGAACAGTTCGCCGAGTTTCAACAGTTACGCGATCAGGCCGATTTGCAGTTGGAACAAGATCCGATGTTGGACGGCCCGTCGGACGAAATGTTACGGTCGCAGGTCGATGAACGGGCCGAGGAACCGAAGGTGGACTGCCCGTTCGTGGAACGGGTCAGTCCGTTCGACCTGTTCGTAGATCCCGAATCGACTTGTTTCGAGGATCTGAAATGGGTTGCCCAACGGATGGTCCTCCCGTTGGAAGATGTGAAGAAGGACCGCAGGTACCGTAAAGCGGCCCGTGACCGTCTGCAAGCCGACGCGTCTACGAATGTGCGATGGCGGGACAGTATCGATTCGCATGATGAGGCCCACAAGTACGACGACGATGTGAAACGGGTTGTGCTGTGGGAGTTCTACGATTTGCGGGCCGAGTTCTACTGTGTGTTCGCAGGGTCGGGTGACGACTTCCTGTTGGAGCCGACCGATTTCCCGTACCCGTATGGCAGCCCGTACGTGTTCCTCGGCAACTATGAGGTACCTGACCAGTTCTACAACATCGGTGACCTTGAGGTGATCGAACCGTTGCAGCACGAACTGAACGCCACACGGTCAGATATGGTCAATCACCGTAAACGGTGGCAGCGGGCCTATATCGCTCGCCGTGACGCGTTGGACCCGTCAGCACAGAATGCACTGTTGACCGATAAGGACAACAGGATCATTTATGTTGACGGAGATGTCGATCTGCATAACGTGGTTGTGCCGTTGCAGCAACTGTCGTTGGACCCGCAGATGTATCAACATTCGCAGCAGATCGAACAGGATGTCGATCTGGTTTCTGGCGTGTCCGAATATCAGCGTGGTGGACTGTCGGAAGTTCGACGGACTGCTACGGAAGCGGCAATGATCCAGGATGCTGCGAACGCTCGTGCGGCCGACAAGTTGGCGAAGATCGAAACGTTCATGTCGGACGTTGCCAGGAGGGTTGTGGAACTGGCCCAACAGTATTTGACGGGCGATCATGTTGCTCGCATTGTGGGGATGGATGGGGCGGCGTCATGGATTGAGTTCGACATCGAACGCATTCAGGGCGAGTTCGACTTCGAGGTGGAGGCAGGTTCGACACAGCCTCGCGATGAGGCGTACCGTCGCCAGCAGGCGTTGCAGTTGGCGAATGTGCTCAGCCCGTATGTGGGGGTGGCTGTGAACCCGCAGGCGTTGGTGACGTATGTGCTGCGGGAGGGGTTCGGGGTGAAGAACCCTGAACAGTTCATTACGATGCCTTCACCGATGATGGACCCGTCGATGATGGGTGGCGATCCGTCGATGATGGGCGGCGCGCAGGCAGGTGGTGGTTTCCCGCCGTCGGCAGGCCCGCAGGGACTTCCTGCGGGGCAGGGGCCGACAGACATGCCGCAGGAAACGGCAGCGACACCGAACGCTGGCGTGAACATTCCCCCTGAGATTCTGTTGCAGTTGCAGAACCAGTTGGGTTTGGAACTGCCGAACGGAGGATGATGGACGCGAGTGAGTGGGAACGTCGTCTGGACCGCCTGTTGGCGGTGATGGAACGGATGGCACAGCAGCAAGCGCCGACAATCAACGTGAATGTGCAGGAGGTTGTCGCCCAGAAGAAGAAACGCTCTGCTGTTTCGTCTCCCGAGACGGAGGGCGATGTTCCTGAGCCTGGCGGGCAGCCTCGCCCGTGGGTGTCGTGAGCGGCCGTTATGCAGAACGGGATTTGGTCCGCGTTCTGCCCGTACGCCCGTTGGAAGCAGGCGAATATGTCGCAGCCGCAACGAACGTGCAGTTGCGGTACGACATCGGCAGTTCCGCGATCTATGTGGGGGAAGCCGAGAAGGGCGCTGCCGCTGGCGATGCGGTGTGGACGATCAAGAAAGTGATATTGGACGGGTCGGGTAATCCAACCCAACAGGTGTGGTCTGGTGACCGCACCGCAGTTTGGAATGACCGCACAACAGAAAGTTACAGTTGAGAGATGGCCTCATATCTGTTCGATAAGTGCAAAGAGTCGCTGCTTTCGCAGAACCCGTCGATTGATTTCGATACTGACACAATCAAGGTCGCTATTTGTAATGTTGCGACCGATAACGGTTCGGTGACGAGCGCCACTCAATATAAGTCGTCGGTTACGTCGTATGGGGCGTCTACCGATCAGACGTTGGGGTCGAAGACGGTGACGGGCGGCACGTTCGACGCTGGCGATTCTACGTTCACTTCGGTGGCGGTCGATGGGGCAAAGACGGTCGGTGCGCTTGTGATCTACAAGGACACGGGTAACCCTGCGACCAGTCCGCTGATCGCATGGATCGACGGGTTTACGCCGATCACTCCGAACGGCGGGAACATTTCCGTAACGTGGGATGCGGGTTCGAACAAGATCTTTGCGCTCTGATGTGCGATGGCAGTTCCCGACATCCTCGCTGTCTTTGATCGCGAACATCCATCTGAACGGGCGTTACATCATGAGGTGTGTGCGAAGCATGTAGATGCTGCACTTGCCGAGATTGTTTGCCCGTTCACGCCTGTTGAGGGCGTGACGGTTTTGGCCGTGTCGCGGGCTGCTGATGGCGATGGTGGCGATGCGTTGCGGCTGGATGGTGAGGGCGGCAACATTTCTTGGCCCGTGATTGTGTCCCGACCGCCCGTGTTGGCGTCGGATCCTGCGGGCGAGTGGGCTGTCCGTACGGTCGAACAGGGCGATGGCCGTCTGTTGGTCGAAACGACTTTGTTGCCTGCTCGGGCGTTGGACGCAATGGAAACGGTGGTCGGGTTACGTCGGTTCCGTTACGATCCGCAGGCCGCGTTGACGGCCTTGTTTGTGGCGTTGACAGCATGACCACTTCTTCGATTTATCCTGTTGCGACGGGCCAACGGTCCGAGGGCCTCACAACGTACCATTCGGATATCAACGATACGATTGATCGTGCGTTGACCGATTGGGGTACTGTCCAAACTGCGTCTGCGACGGTTACGTCGTCTACGAACTGTGCGGTTGCGTTCTCGTCGGCTCCGACCGCAGGGAACTTGCTGGTTTGTGCGATTGCTATCGAATCGAATGTTCGTTGTTCGATTGATACGGGCACTTATAAGTGGACGGAGATCGTTGATGCTGGGGCGACGGGCCGTGGTATCGCGATGTATTGGCGTCGTGAGGGCGAGAACAGTAACACGACTGGCACTACGTCGCAGCCGTTTACGGCTGCGTCGAACGTGACGGGCAAAGTGTACATGTGGGAGTTCTCTGGCCCGTATGCCCAGTATCAGCAGTCTTCTGGGATTGATACTTGGACGAGTGGGGCTACGTCCCGTTCGTATACGTTGTTGACCAGAGATAAGACTCGGCATCCGCGTTTGCGGGTTGCGGTGTGTGCGTTGAACTCGGGTGGGTCTGCGATCACGATGTCGGGTGGTGATGCGTCGTCGCAGGTGTTCTCGTCGGGCCGTCAGGCTTT